CAGAGCCGTCACCCTCTCGGTAGCCTTCTGAAGTTCTGACTTCTGCGCTTCTTCGGCGGCGTCAAACTTTTCCGCCTTTTCCTTGTATGCTTCGTAATCTGCATACTTGTTGCGCTCTCTCTGGAGACGGTCGCGGACGATCGCATCCAGTTCCGTCTGGGTGAAAGTGCGCTCCGGCTCGGTAGCCGTCTGTGTGGTTGCTTCCTGATTCACAGTTTCATTCATGTTGTTTCCCTCCTATGGAGTAGTCATTCCGTGATAGCCTCACGTAGGCATGAAAAAAGCACCCTCATCAGGTGCTTGAATCATCTTTGTGCTGTTCAGCGTACTGTTCGCGCCGCATCGCGTTCAATTTGTCTTTCCAGTTGCCGCCCGGATCCGCATCGTAGTAGATGCGCTTGTACTTGTTCGGGTCGTAGCCAGCAACGCCCTCACGCGGGTTGAACCGCACGATGTACTGGCAATCACAGTTAGCGTGGATGTGTGCCGCGTGGCTTTTTGCGCTCCAGTGCGTGCGCTCCCATCCACGAGATGCGAGCATCATGCAGAAGGCGCAGGTCTGCCCGACCGGAACGAAAGCCATCTCGGCGTGATCCCGGGCAGCGTTCTGCTGTATCGTGTCTGCTCCTGCCTGCTTCACAAGCCTGCTGACAGCGTTCGCGACCTTGCCCTCGCCCTCATTGAGCGCACCCTGCACCGCGCCCCATGTTTCGTCATGAGTCGCAACCGGCGCAGGAACGGCAGGCGGCACTTTCGCGCCTTGCTCTTCCGCCAAATAGTCGTACAGAAGGCACGCGAGCGAGCTGGAGCCCTCGCCGTACTTCGTAGCCAGGTATTCCGCGTGGGCAACAAGCGCAGACATGTTGTCGAACCCGAATCGGTCGATATACTTCTGCATCTCGGTCGCCGCCGTGGCGTTCAGCTCATGCATCCGCCGAACGTATTCCATGAAAGTCGTTTCATTCAGCATTCGCGTTCATCTCCGCTAGAACGTTCAGGCCGCGCGCTCGCTGTTCCTGGGCGCGGATGCGGCGGATGTCAGCCTGATCGAATCCGATCATTTCGAGAAACGTGTCGGTTTCGGCGAATCCCTGACGCGCCGCAGCAATCTTGACCGCCGCGTCTGCCGTCATGGACACGGAAGGCATCGCAGGGTTTTTGAAGTGGGCCACGACATTTCTTTCATCGTCCGTCAGGTCTTCAATGCGAACATTCCGAAGAATCGCCTGCGACATGAGGGCGATTTGTTTCAGGCTTTCGCCATTCGACTCGTTCAACTGTTCCGCCATGAGCACAAGCGTCTGGGCCTGTGCCATGATTGCGTCACTAGACGAAGGATTCGCGTCATTCACTACGCCAGTGTCCGTGACAGACAGGCCGGTCGCCGCAGAAAACTGGGTCGCAAGCAGCCGAATCATTTCCACATGCGGCCCGATGTTCCCCTGCTGCAACTGACCGAATGACGGCTTTTCTCCAGTCTCCGGGTTAGGTGTTGCCGCCAAGATCGAACCGACATACTGCCTGAACTTATTGGAAACGACAGCGTCATACTGTTCGTCAGTGACTCCCAGCAGGTACTTCTGAGGCGAAGTGGCGAACTCAAGCCCGATCGTGGCGTTCGCGATCGTCCGGACGTAACCCTTGATGAGTTCCCGGATTGGCTTCTTCAGACGGGAGCGCCCGAAAGGCTTTGCGGGGGTGGCGTTCCAGATCATCGGCTCCATCAGAGGTCTGCCCATCTTGTGCGGTTTACGTTCGACCGTCCAATTGTTGCCAATAAGCCGTAGAATCAGTACAGCCTCGCTTGTATCGAACCGCATGACAGCCGGGCGATAGTCCCATTCGAGGGATTCGTCTTTCACGGCATCGATGATTGATAAACCGCAGTCAATACGGCCTGATTCGCCGTCCCAGAGAGCCGAAGCCGTTGCAGGACTGTGGAACCGGATGCGCACGCCGATAGCCGGGTCTGCCGAAAGCGTGGCGAAGGTACAGCCATACTTCAGTTCATCCTTGCAGGCTTTGGCATATTCCGACAGCAGGCGATTATCCGCCATGATCCTGTGCATAGCCTCGGCGTCTTCACCGTTCACGCCCACGAAGCCGTCGAACATCGACCTCGATGCTAGGACATCAACAGTTTTCGAGCCCCATTCGCACCCGATCTCGAGCTTCCGCAGGCCATCCGGGAGCGCAATGCCGAGGTTCACTTCTCCGAGGGTTACGTTCCCCTCATAGAACTTGTTTTTCTCAGCATTCTTCCAGATGTGGGCGTTGTAGACGTCAATCAGGTCTGAGAGTTTCGCTCTCTCCTGCTCGGTCAATCCCGGCGCATCACATATGGATTTCGTCAACGTAGTAATCATCATCCTATCCTCATCTTTCGCGATGGGTCTCTCTTGCTGGTTTTCGCGCCCCAGAGCGCCAACGCCGCCGCCTCGATCGGTGCGGAATCGTCACCGCCGAAGCCCCAACCCTTTCCAATAGGGCGCTTGATCGATGACAGCGCGGAATTTCGTAAATCTTCCTGCGGCACGTACCAGGTAAACGACTTTTCCGACAAGCCGTCCATCAGCACGCTGACCGCCGCGACCATGTCATTAGCGGAAGCCTTAACGATACAGCCTTTGTATTTCCACGTGTCAGCTATGCGGTCAATCAGCACATCGACACCGTTCCGCCCATCGATCACCACGCAAGAGGCGTTTTTGTATCGCGGAATCAACCAATCGGCGAGCCATTTCGTGCCATATCCGGCAGGCTTCCGATCAATCAGCGAGATCCGCGCCGGGCCGTCCTTCGGGATCACCGCACCGCACAGCACGGCCTCGGAACCATCTGCCGCAAACTTCACCGCATACGCCGTTTTTCCTTCCGGCTTCGGGCTCATGCTCGCGCACAGGTTCCATGCATCGGCATCGATCGCCGTTTCGATTTCCTGAGTGATTACGGGGCTCCACCAGCCAAGACGCTCGCGGGCAAACGTGTCAGGATCCATCTGTTCACACTCGGATTCAATCGTGGATAACAGGATCCTACGACCGAGCGCGGGATTACACGCCGCCCAGCGTTCTCGCTCACTCACATTTCCAATTTCGTCAACACTAAACTCGAACCACGATGTTCTCGAGGTCTCGCCGTCCAACGCCTTTTTACGTATCCCTCGGAAGACGATGCCGGGCGCCGTCGGATCTGGCGGAGTGCCGGTGTATATCGTCTGGGGGTTGAGGCTTGCAGATATCGCCGGGAGGAATGATGCTTGTGCGTTCTCATCGATCTCTTGCGCCTCATCGATTATCAGTAGATCTCCATGCTGTCCACGCCCACCGTTCCGAGTACGTGCCAGGAATTTGATCCGTGCACCGTTCTTCAGGATGATCTGTTCGCGCCCGAGCGCCGTCTTGATCTCCTTCACGTGCTTGACGATCTTCGGATGTTCGAAAAACGCCCTCAGTTCCTCAAACGTTTCCGTGGCTGTCTTCTGCAAGTGCGCGGTATAGATCACTTCCTCTCCGTACAAAAGCATACCTGCCGCCGCTCGACTCTGTAATAACAGCGTCTTTCCGTTCTGGCGTGGAACGCTACCGCCGCAGGTTGTACTCGCCCATCTTCCGGACGCCGTCATGCCCATCCAGTCATCGAGGATATCAATTTGCCACGGATCCAACGCCAAACCGCCGACCCGGAGCAACTTCGCGGCCTTTAAGCCGTCACTCTTCTGGTAGTTCGGTGCTATCCTCGCTGTCGGCTCCTGACAGCCCATTAATGATGTCGCTGATTTCGTCTGACTCATCTACGCTCTCGATCTCTTCTATCTCCCGGATCGTCTCCCGGTACTGTCTGGCGATTGCCGCCATTGACTTGATGTCGCTTGTGGCAAGCGAATGCTTCAGAATGCCTTCCAGTTCTTTCAACTTCTCTAATCTTGTCATCATCCCATCCGGAGTCCAACCGCCTCCGCCGCCTTCAGCAACTCATTCTGTCTGGAGTTCTTCCTTGCGCTCTCTTTGTCTGCCGGGAACACGTTCACCTGGACAAAATAGTTCAGCGTATGAGCCGCCGTGTCATAGTTCCCATCAGCGACACTCGCAACGGCCTGCCCTGCTGCCTCGAGCTGCGCCTGCATCTCTGGCGATTTCATCAGCTGGTTGATCCCCGGAAGATTCAGTTGAAACTTCGTTTTTGCCATTTCAAAATTCCTTTGTGTGTAAATTGGCGCTGGTCGAAAGAGGTTGATGCGCCTGCGGGAGGGGCGGGGCCCTCCGCCACCCTTCTGGAGCGAGCCGCCCGCCGTCAAAAAGGGCGGAACAAAACCGGCGGTTGAGTCTTGATGCTTTCAAGATCATCAAACCGGCAGAGCCTATAGGGGCGAAAAATGTTTTTCCTTGTCGCGCAAAACAGGATGAAAAAGGTTCATGCACTGAGCCGTGATTCAAACGATAATTCGCAATATTTCATTACCAATTTCCGTCAATCGCAATACTTTTTTTACTCG